ACCACCGTTATGGTGATGAGCGAAAGCTAGATCAGACGCTCAAAAAGAAGATGCAGAGGTACATTTCTGCGATCGACTTTTGCGTTCCGACTGGTTTCTTCCCTACTCACAACAGTACCAAAGGTTTTGTAATGGACCTGTGAAGGTCCATCCTTTGGGCGGTCAAAATGATACCGGTTGTATCTATCCACGTAGGTTTTCACCTGGCGTGGAATCAATCTTTCCGGTTCATTCTCCCACTGTTGTAGTGCGCACCTCAACTTCTCCTCCCGGTAACCCGGGACACGCATAAGATTTGATACAATAAAATCATTTGCGTGGGGAACAACTTCCTGCTCCTGGGACTCGCTTGCATTGTCTGCCAAGCGTAAAGCATCCCAGAGGTACAATCTTTCATGTTCAACCAGCTTCCATGATGTTGGATAACTGATGCTTTTGAAAGACCACACCTCGCTGTAACCACCCTTGCGGTGGCGGACCGTAACGGCCCTCGGCATCGTGACATTAAGGTGTTCTTCAATGTCTTTCAACCACAGCAGACCATCCTCATCAATCCGTAAACCTGCAGAAACTGCAAGAGTGTTGGGGACGACAAGGACCTCACCTAGGCAGTTCTGCGCCTCGATAAGGAGAAAACGAACAGTACTACGTACATCATAGGGTGACCAGCGGGACAGAATTCCATTCAGCAAGGTATAACACAATGCTGCATAGTTCTGATCGCGATTTATGTCTCCCAGTTCGTCAGATCCCGAATGCCCCATTGGTGCATAGGGCCTGATGTCCTGACCATCGAGATAATCACCTCCACAGCTTTCACGAAAACACCCCGAACTTCGGAATGCTGTCCCACGCGCATTGTCGGCTGAAGTTTTGTCGACATTGAGCTTGAGACCGAGCATCGGAAACACTTTAAGGACATATTTGTGCATGATATCGGGATAAATCAAATCATCCCCATACACAGATATATACTTGTGTGCAACACCGAGCTCATTCGCTATACTCATTAATAATGAGTAGAACACCAGAGTTTGAAGCGGAAACGTGTAACCTTTACCCATAAGCAGTGGAGAGGCAACCGAAATTCGATTGTTCTTCCAAACCACTGTCCCGATGGCGTCGTCTTTAATGACGTCAAACCACTCAGGAGGCAAAACACGCTGCAGAAGGGGCCAGCTTATATTGTCAGATGCTTTTGACATGTCGGCTGTGACTAGATGACCCGTACGGCTAGCAACTTGAGCGACACGTTTGTGCTCTTGTTGCTTTCTACGTATATCTAGTCCTGCATTAACCTTTAATCTTTGCATTACAACTTCACCCAAACCACCTGAAATAAAACCTCCGAGGATAGTATCGGGAACTATTGTTCTGCCAGATTTATACGACTTCGGAACGACTACGAGGCTTAGAGCATCGGTGGTGTTGACAAGCTGTTCGATCCCGAGGGATCGAGAGGTTGTTATAACCTCAAGCATCTCGGCTCTCAGATGTACATCTTCTGTGAGCCATGCACCGAACCGATTGATCTGACTGCGCGTTGCTGAAAGCTTTCGGATGCGATTAAACAAATATGCATCCTCACGCTTTAAACCGTACGCAGCCTTGCTTCCAAAACGACAGTTACGCTTGTGCTCCTCAGAATCGTACTCTCCCAATATGTACCCGGCGAAGTATGATGCTCCATCCAGGACACGGTTAATTAGGGCTGAATCTGGTAACTCTCGGACGACTTGGGTTTGTGTACGGACAAAATCAACTACTGTCCTAAACTCAAGTTCTTCAGGAGTACTACTATCACTGTCGAACAACCACCGCTTCCCAAAGAACTCCACCTGGCGTATAGCCTTGGCGTCGTTAGCTTGGAGGATACCGTAATTGGGAACTTCGTAACTTCTTACAGCATCCATGTCTCGTTGGATCAGCGCTTTATGTAACGCACTGAGTGAGACCTGAAGTGGGGCTTTGGATTTTGCAACTATGCCTTGGACATCCTTTACAAGGAATGACCAGGTTGAAAGCAACAAGCCGTCAACGCTTCTTCTCCTTCTATCCATGATGAGCTCCATGCATGTATAGTTCCCACACTGCGAGATGCAGACGTGGAGGGCTAGTGAGCCCCGGGGTGAATCCCCTTTGTTATGCCTTACTACCGGTGTCGAAGAACTGAGTGAAGTCGGTGTCTGTGAGGATCTGAGCTGCGCGTTTGCGCATCTCGAGCCGCTCAGCAACCGTCTGCTCAGGATGATCTTCTACTTCGATACGAACAACCGGGAAAACTGTTTCGCCAGATGCCAGAGTTTTAGGCATGACAAGTGAAATCATGCGTTTCCCTTTACTCCAACTAACTGTATTCCGATTGTACGTAGGCATCTTTACACGGAGAGAGACGCTGCAACGAGTTGCATAATCAGTTGCTCCAGTGTCGACAATCTCTACTCCATCAACAATATTCTTGCCCGATGGTGCAAAGTTCACTGTCGTGCCGCCAGTCGCGCTAATTGTCGCGCTGTCCAACAAAGTCGCATTACTTAATGCCATGGTAGTTTCCTCCATAACTTGGTTAAGGGCGCTACAGAAAGTGCAGCTAAGCTCATCCCCTGCGAAAGGGAGAACAGCCCAGGTCCCGCCAGGATACTTCCCGGAGGACTGATGTTGGTGATGCGTGTGGCTTGTGTGTTTGTCAGCGTAAGACTCCGGTTGACTTCAACCGGTGAATACGAACTGCTGTTAAACGATGCTGAACCTGCGAAGATAGTGCGGCTTGTGGTCGTAAGAACTCCGGTATAGCTATGGAGAATACGTCCACGAATAGGCCTACACTCATCGATCAGGGGACCAACACCTACAAACCAATCAATAGCGAAGCTCAACGGGAGTAGCGCCCATGCTTGACCAACAAAAGACCTCATGCTATCCATGCCCATACGGGCTTGGTGTGACATTTGTCTCTGGTCATTCACTAACGTCATCCCACTATTGACCTCGATCTCGTCTGTTAACATCTCGTGGTACTCAATACTACATTTATAAGCACCAACGTAAATGTCAAACGAGTCCCTCTTCAGTGTACCTCCACTACTTTCTCGCATGAATGCGCTAGCCTTTCGGTAGCGATCCAAGCGTGTGTTCGTGAGGGCATCGACAAGGCTCCCAGCGATCTCGGCAGTGCCGAAGATCAAGGGTGCAACGCCGAACGAATACTCTAACCACGCGCCACTGATTGCTTCTTTGAGGTCCTCTCCCTGCAAATGTCTGGTCCTTTTACGCATTTTATGCCATAATACGGTACCAGCTTCACGGAGAGAGGCGAGGGGGTTCTTAAGCATCTGCAATGTTTCCATCAACTCGCCTACTTGCAAGTATGCATCAAACGAGTTAGCAGATGCGTCTTGGTACAACCTCGATGCCGCAACCTTCTGAGCATAGGGAACATCAAACTGTGTTTCAGGATAAAATCCATGGATTAATCCACAGAAATTGCCCTTAACTTCAACCTGATACCCGGTGCTGTGTGTGAAGATTAACGACTTCATGTCATACCCATCGGACTCTTTACGGCTGTGAAACATTGGATTAGGAGGCTGATGTTGTCTTGGCCTCTTGGCATAAAGCCATTTCCATACATTCTGTTTCAACTTCCGGTCCCAGACCAACTTCTTCCCAATCACGACAGCATTGTATCGCTTGCCACGTTCGGAAGTTATTGCCTCGGACAGTCCCAAGTTAGACTGACCATTTACCCATGAACGCCAGTGCCGCCAAGTATCGCTGTTTGCGAACTTATCGCGCCATCTATAACGACTCATGAACAAATAACCCTTCTTTCTTGTGTCGGTAGCCATGGTAGTTACTCCTTGACTCCGACATAGAACCCTACACGCTGTTATTCAGACCCGTATTACACGGCACCGACCCACATGGGAAGGTGTACAAGCAGATTGCTTGCTGAATAAGAGAATCGACCGGAATGGTCGTGGGCTCCCTTCGGG